CTATATATGTAAGTGAAAACTTTGATAAGGTTTATTGTTCTGTTATCTATAATAAGAATATGAGGTATGTAGAAAACTCTATTTTTATAAGGAAGGAGACTATAACATTTGGTGGATCAGGATATAGTTTAAAGTTGTACTACCAAAAGAAGTAGAAGAATGTGAACCTGATTATACCATTTATCCTGAGGGCAATACTTCTTATGGGTTTATTAGTAGAGGATGTATAAGGAAGTGCTCCTTCTGTATTGTACCAGAAAAAGAAGGATATATTCATCAAGTAAGCACTATAAAGGATATAGTAAGGCACAGTAGGGTAGAATTTTTAGATAATAACTTCCTTGCCTTGAAAAATCATAAAGAGCTCCTTCAAGAGTTAGTGGATAGTCATATCAAATGTAGATTTAGTCAAGGATTAGACATCCGCTTACTTGATAATGAAAATAGTAAACTGCTTTCAGAACTGAATTATATGGGTAACTATACCTTTGCATTTGATGATTACTCATATCTTCCTTCTATAGAAAAGAAAGTAGATCTACTATCTTGGAGGACACCATACCAAGTGCGATTATTTATTTATTGTCATCCTGATATGATATTGTCCAATATATGTAAACGAGTAAATTGGTGCAAAGCTAATAAAATGCTTCCTTATATAATGAGACATATTGATTGTTGGGGATCCAGATATGAGGAGTTTTATACGGATTTAGCAGCTTTTTGCAATCAACCAGAGTTTTTTAAGAAACTCACATTTAACCAATTCCTAAATAAAAGACATAAAGACCTAAAAAGGGTAGTTGAACATAGTAAACTATATGAGGAGCATATATTGTGTCCAGATTGATAACAAGTCCTAAGTGGGTGCCATTTACTCTGAACAACAAGGATTACGATAAGCCACAGTACGTCCCCAAAGACTTTAGAGATGGTGCAGAAGGGATGATTGGATGGTGTGAACAAAACGTCCACGTACCCATATATCCTAAAGGTGAGGCGCTTGCAGAATGGTTTAGACTGGGTGAATTGCCAAATGATTTATTTGTTGATACTGGGAAGAGTTATCGAACAATCTGGGATGAACAGAAGAAGATCCTACGCCAAGCATTGCGAATGAAAGATAGACGGTTGGTGTACAATTTGATTGTATTTTGTTGGATGCGAGGTGAAGGAAAGTCGCTTGCTGCATGTTTGATTCAGTTATGGAAATTCTTCGAGTTTAATAAGCAAGCTATTATGCTTGGTGCTAACAGCAAGGATCAGGTTAAATTTGTTCACTATGATATAATGAGAGATATTATACTCCACAGTCCAAATCTGTTGCGTTATGTAGGCGAGAAGAATATTCAGGAGAAAGAGATCCATAGAAAAGATGGCAAAGAAATACTTGCCATTGTTCGGTCAATCAGTTCGTTTTCAGGTATTGTATCTAACATTACAGGGTTTACATTTTCAGAAATGTTCGACATGAAGAATCCTCGATTCTTTATACAACTTTATGGATCTATCCGTAATGTACCAAACGCCCTCGGTGTGATTGACAGCACCGTATCTGAGAAAACTCATATACTATATAAATTGTATCAGAACTTTACGGAGAAGAAAACCCGATTGATGTTTTTCTCATATAGGTTTAGTAGATTGGGTGTACCAGATGATTACTGGAATCCCAATATGGATACTGACCAATTAAATGACTACAAGGAGAACTTTCCTTTCGGTGAGTTTGAGAAATACTTTCAGAATTTGTGGGAAGCTGGTTCGTTTAAGATGTTCTCTGAAGCCCAGATTGAGGAGAGCAAGTATATTGGTACAAATGCCAAGATAATGAATGTGGATGAGTTGAAAGAGGATATCAAGGATAAGATCTACTATCAGAATAAGATTGAAGATCTAATGAGTAAGAATGTCTATAAGGATGTCATTCTTGACTACCAGTTGAAACTATCTGAAATTGAAGATAGATTATGGTCTATGGACCATTTATGTAATATCAAAGTGAATTATGATATGGATGTAAGTGTGCCCGTGGAGGTGCTTGTAAGAATTGGGGATGTTATCGAAACAGATTGGTCAATTATGGCTGGGTGCGATATGGCTGATCCATATTCAAAAACTGATTATGCTCGATCTATATTCTGTTGCATTGCAAAAGGATTGGCATTTAGCAGGGGAAAATATATTACTGATCCTGCTCCACGGTATATGTATGTGGTTCTGTATGTTGCGAGTATTGAAGATGATTCACTTGAAGGAATAAAGGCGTGTTTAAGCAGAGCAGATAATGAGTATGAAGGTCTTGATACAATATGTATGGAACGGTATGGATCAGGAGACTTAGAAAATTGGTGTAATGAGAGAAATATTGGATTTGAACCAATTTACCCAACCTATAGTCGTCAAAAAGAAGCTGCAAAAGAACTGTACATATCGATGAATCAAGGTCGTTTTAAGGCTCCTACCATAGGAATCCCTGGTTCTAAGAAAGATGATATAATGAGAGAAGAACTGGAAATGGTTTGTCATGTGTCGAAACCCGGTAATCAGAATGGTTGGTTTGGCAGTCCTGAAAAGTTTGAAAAGAGTGGAGTTCAGGATGACTGTTTCTATGCCATTATGTGGAGCATCTTCGGTGGTAGAAAATTGACTGTTGATGATTTCAGAAAGAGGTCAGGAACACCATTCTTTGGAGCCATCTACAATAATCCTTCCTTAGTAGCAAATTACTAATTTAATTATTTTCTTGACATAAAGGTCATTATCTGATAGCCTTCTTTTTGAAGTTAAGTCCTTTTTTATTAATGGAAAATAGATGGATACAAAACTCATAGAAAAACTTTATGGTCTTCCAGACGATGCTTTGCAAGGGTTGTCTTTTTCTGTTCCTTGGCAGATGTCTCCTGAAGGAGATGATAGTGCAGATGGTGATCGTTCCTCTACCAGTTTAATTTCTACAAATAAAGAAGATAGTTCATACTCAAGAGAAGTCTTACAAACAGATTGCTGGAACAAATTTCATAGAAACCCCTATATAAACACATCTGTGAGAGGGATTGTAGGTCGTGCTACTGGGATGGGATTTAGTGTATCCTCTCACATCCTTGAGATAGATGATGTATTGGAAGAGATTGAACTTGATCCAAGGAATAGAATGTATACGTTTTGGCCTAAATATGTAGGGCGTTCCCTGGTAGAAGGTGAATTATTCCTAACTCTTACTTGTCATACAGATGGGTTCATTGAAGTTGATTTTCTTGAATCCTCATCGATAGTTGGAGGTGGCACTGACGATTCGGGCATTATCTTTCATCCAAATAAGACTCTCATGCCACTTTTTTACATTGTGAAGGATCCAAAAAACGGTTCTATTGAAAACGACTTGATTCCATCCATTTTTATAGCAAGATATCCCGAATTAATCAAAATTGCAAAGAAAAATAGGCATTTTACCCAGAAATATGCAGATAAAAACAAAAACGAAAAAAACAAGTTTAAGCAGTTTGGAGGGTATTTTCGATTCGTTGTTGCATATGAAAAAGGGTTTGTAACCAAAAGAGCAATATCTTATTTGAGAACTACTCTTGAATGGCTGAACCATTATGAAAATCTGAAGAAATATGAGATCGATCATAAAAAATCAAGTGGTTCATACGTGTGGGTGTTTACAATAGAGGATGCCAGAACTTTTAAACTGTGGCTTTCTATGAGTGATTCAGATAGACGGAAGACAGGGATCATGGCAAAAAAGACTCCTGGTTCTTCTCTCATTCTTCCCCCAGGCATTACTGTAGATTGTAAAAATCCACAACTTGCAAAGATTACAGATCAGGATGAGGATATCAAGGAGCTTGTCTCAAGTGGTCTGAATGAACCATATGATATTATGACAGGCAGCTCTAAGTCTCCATATGGAGCTACTGCTGCATCTCGAGGTCCTATGAGTGATCGAACTTCGGATGAGATTGCTTTCTTGGAGAGATTTTTGAGATACGATTTTTGGGGAAGCATTTTCTTTTTAAAGAATAAGGTCTCAGGATTTAAAGAGTTCTTTAAAGAAAAGGTGGCTTCCCACTTTGATGACAAGCAGGAACCTGTTTTTGTGTATCGAAAAAGACGTCCGGAACAATTGATTGATTTTGAGTGGCCTACATCTGAAACAATTAATTATGAAGGTCGGGCGAAGGGTCTGTTAGGTGTAAAACATGGTCCTGTATCTGAAACTCTTGGAATCCCTAATGAGGAGATTGCAAGACGACTTGGTATCGGTGGTAGTTACAGGAAGAAAAGACTTCTTCTTGCTACAGAGAAAGACCAGTTGCCAGAGTTAGTGTATAACTTGGATGCTGAATCTTTGCAAGAGAAAGCAGAAGCCGAGCCGGGTAAGGAGAAACGAAATGCCAATACTGCAAAAAAGTAATCTTTCTGCACCAGTCATTCAGTTTATTAAGGATGTCTTTTCTGTACCTTTGCTCTTGACTACTGAAGGTGTGATGGAAATTATTGCACTTATTGGGGAATATGATGGTCCTCGACTCCTTCATTCTAATACTGTACTTCCGGAAGTAGATTGTTTAAGTCATGTAATGTATGACACCCCTGGTTCTCCTACCTCCAAGAAAATTGCTGTAATCAAAGTAAGTGGTCCTTTAGTCCGAAAAGACACGATGTTTTCTCAATTCTTTGGAATGACTTCTTATGAAGCTTTGAATAAAGCTTTTAATGAAGCAATTAAGGACTCTTCTGTAGATGGAGTGGTCTTTAGTCTTGATAGTCCTGGAGGGCAGTCAGCGGGGTTGTTAGACTTTACAGATACCATATATGAAAACAGAGGAATTAAACCTGTTATTTCTCTTGTTGATGTGTCTGCATTCTCTGCGGCATATGGAATTGCTTCTGCTACTGATAAGATTTACATAACAAGGGATTCAGGGATTGGATCTATTGGATCTATCCTTCAACATGTTGAATACAGTGAATTATTGGAAAAAGAGGGAATTAAGGTTACAGCCATATTCTCAGGGAAACGGAAGAATGATTTCTCCCCTTACTTTCCTCTAAGTGATGAAGCAAAGAAAATAGGTAAGGATATTGTTGACAAACATGCAGGAGAGTTTATTGATTCTGTTGCTCGGTATAGAGGTCTTTCTTCTAAAGATGTGAAAGATACTGAAGCGGGTATGTTTTTTGGGAAGGATGGTTTGAAAAGTAAATTGGCAGATGCTATACTGACATCTCCCAATATCAATATTGGTGAGCTTATTTTTACCAAAGACTCAACACATGTTGGGACATTAGAGGAAGGAGGTGATACCACTCAATCGGGTATTGCTACTGAAATAAATTCTACTGTAAATACACATACTATTGTTGAAAAAAAGGAGGTGAAAATTATGCCATTTGATATTAATAAATTCAAGTCTGAAAATGCGGAAGGGTATGAGGCCATTGTTTCTGCTGTGAAAGCGGAGATGGAAACTCAATTCACTTCGGAGAGGTCTGGACTCCAGAATATTATTACCAGTTTGAAGGCTGATAATGAGACTCTGGGAAGTCGGATGAAAGTTCTTGAGAAAAATGACACCATTCGGTCCCATAATGAAAGGAAACTTAGAGGGGACAGTATCTGGAGCAAATGTCTTGCTTCCAGTGAAGTTCCTGAGAGTATGTGGGAGAAGGTGCAAGGGATGGTGAATCCTGAAAAGTTTACCAAGGATGAAATCTTTAATGAAGCTGAGTTCACGGCGGCCGTCACGAGTGAGATTGCTGACTGGGAAGCTAAGGGAGTTCGGGTGTCTATTCTTGGGTCTGGGGTACAGACAAAAGAGGCTATCGATTCGGAGGCCCTTTTGAATCAGAACCAGAAAGAGGCTGATAAGAAAGAAGCAGCTACTTTGTTGAACTTGGCAGGTCAGCCAAAAAAATAGTAATGAAAGGAGGTGAATTGATATGACTGTAGGACAAGATACTCCTAATGTGATTAGGGGAGCGCAGGAAGACTACAGACGACTGTATTACTCTGAACCAAAAGCCTCTCTTGTTGTCCCTGTTGCTTTGCAAGCAGGATATGGTGTAGTTCATATGGGACAGGCTCTTGCTAAGAACAGTTCGGCTGCTGGGAACATTAACAAACTGATTCCTTATGATCCTTATGCAGTTACTGGTGTTGAGGAAGATCATCCGAGACTGTACCTTGTTACAGATGGGGCGGCAAGTGTTTATGCATATGTAACCATTGAAGATAGTTACAAAGTGATTGTAGCGGATGATACATATGCAATGGATAGTGATCTTTCGGCTGTTGACACTGGGGCAGTTGTGGCAATTGATGTCACTACGTATAGCCATATGGCTAAGCTTACTCTTACGAACCAGGTTACGACAGCAATCACGACCGCCAAGTTTGGGTACTTGTATGTTGAAGGTGCTGGAACTGCTGTTGGTATCATGCAGAAATCTGTGAACACCGGTCTTGGAATCAATGCTAAGGGTGCAGGTGGGACTATTATCCTTGGTAATTGTGTTTTGTATTCTGGTGCGTTACGAAATGTGGACTCTGCGGCTCGTACGGATCTGTCTGCATCCACATATGGTAACTTTACTTATATTAGATAGAAAGGAGGTGAATAAGATATGCCAAGAGGATTAGGTGATATTGCGAGCCTTCGTCTTGAAGTGCTCCAAGATTTTGTAACTACGTGGATGTCTCCTCCTGAACTGATGCTCCACACTTTGTTTCCCTCTTCTAACTCTCCCTCAAGTACGATTCTTTGGGAAAGTAAGGAAGGCGGACGTGGAATGTCTCCGTTCAAACCGCCTGGAGCTCCGACCCAAATCACGTCTCCGTTTGGAATTGCGGAACATTCTGCTGAAGCTGCAT